CTCATCGCTTACTTCACATCTGCAGGTACACAGGCAACTGGCGTAGCAGCAACAGCAGCAGGACTCCAGAGCTTCATCGCTACACAGGGTCCAGCGGCTTACAAGGCAACAGGTGGAGACTACGCTAACAAGCTAGTTGCATCGACTGACCAATGGTCAGCAATCCTTGGGTATGCAGATACCACAGGGCGCGCACTATTCAACGCCGAGTCACCTGCTAACGCATCTGGCGCAGCAACAATCAACTCGACGGTCGGTCGCGTACTAGGTGCAGACCTAATCGTTGATCACAACATTGCCGTATCTGGCATCGTTGATGAGTCAGCATTCTTGGTTGCTCCTAACTCAGTTTACGTCTGGGAGTCACCTGTTACAAATCTTCGCCTCAACGTTCTTACAACAGGCGAGATCGAGATCAACATGTACGGCTACCTAGCGATCCACGCTAAGGCAGCAGGAGCAGGCATCCGCCGCTTCAATTTCACAGCTTAATAGCTGTACTTAAGTCGCTGGCGGCGTAGTGCCCTTCTACGCCGCCAGTCTTTAGAAAGGAATAGCATGTCACTTACCACAATCGCAGAACTTCGCACCGCTCTAGGCGTAGGCACTCTCTACGCTGACGCGACCCTGCAAGAAGTCTGTGATGCGGCTGACAATGTGCTACTTCCTTTCTTATGGAAAAATCAAGTACCAACAGTCGCTCACAGCAATGTCGGAACAGTTGGAACCCTTTACTTTGATGAACCGATCCGAGACATGTTTTATGTTGGACAATCTGTAACCATCTCAGGCTCTGGAACAAAATTCAACGGCACTAAGACAATCACAGGAGTCTCTGAGTATTCTTTTAACGTGACAACCTCACACACGTCAGATAATCCTTATCACACAATCATGCCTTACGGCATCGCGGCAGCGGAGACTTACGCAGATTACACAGCCATCCCATCAATTCAAGAAGCATCCCTTATGGTTGCCATTACAATTTGGCAAGCAAGACAGGCCCCAAGCGGTCAAGCACTTAGCGTCGATGGATTCCAGCCATCTCCTTTTACAATGTCTTCGTCACTTATGGCGCGTGTTCGTGGATTATTGGCGCCTTATCTTGATCCGAGATCGATGATTGGTTGACCATGGCCGCCATATCAACACTTCGCGCAGGTATCGCAACAGCTTTAATTGACAATAGCAAGTGGTCAGTTTTTAGCTTCCCACCTATGACGCCTATTGCTAACAGCGTTATCGTCTCACCTGCAGACCCTTACATTTCGCCGTCTAACGGATGGCACGCTTCTATTTCACCAATGGCTAACTTCACAATCTCAGTCATGGTGCCGTTGCTCGATAACGAAGGCAACCTAAACGGAATTGAGGACAATGTAGTCCGAGTGTTCAATCTACTCGCTGCATCCTCATACACCTACAACGTCACAGAGGTATCGGCTCCGGCCGTCCTGAGTGCCGTCTCGGGTGATCTACTAACCTGCAATATCAATATCTCAGTCCTAACGAGTTGGAGCTAACATGTCCGAGTGGGAAAAAGAGCAAGAAGCCTTCCTGATCAAGAGGGCAGGTAGCACCATCAACACCTAAGGCAGTAACTATCAAGAAGGAAGAGGAATAATCTCATGGCTGTATTTCTAAACAACAAGGTCGGCGTGAAGGTTAACTCTGTCGACTTGAGCGATCATGTTCAATCAATCACATTAAATAGAAGTTTTGAAGAATTAACCGTCACAGCGATGGGTGACTCAGGTCAGAAGTACGTTAAGGGCCTAGAGGCTTCAAGCGTAACCATCGACTTTATGAACGACACCGCATCTGCCAACGTACTTGCAACTTTGCAAGCTGCATGGGGAACAAACGTAACAGTCGTTCTTCTACAGGAAAAGGGAACCGCTGTATCAGCGACAAACCCTCTCTACACAATGACATGCCTTGTCAATAACACAACAGACATCAACGGCGCAGTCGGCGATCTCGGAATGCAATCTGTAACATGGAACGTAAGTGGTACAGTAGCAGTTGCATCAACAGGCACATTCTAAGAAACTAAACAAAGGGGCACATCATGGCAAAGTTAATAGTCACACTAACCGACAACGAGATACACGAGATCGAGATCACACCTCGATTAGAGTATGCGTTCGAACAGCACGCAAAGATGGGTTTTCACCTTGCTTTTCGTACTTTAGAACGTCAATCAGATGTCTATTGGCTTGCATGGGAAGGCCTTCGACTTAGTGGAGTCACAGTCAAGCCATTCGGCGCAGACTTTCTCGATACCTTAAAGAGTGTTGAGGTTGCTGAGTCTGACCCTTTGGCCTAGGCAGGGATAGCATCCACTATCTCATAGCTCGATTGAGCATTGAGACGGCTATCCCTCCACAATCTTTAATTGATTTAGATTCGTCAATGCTTCAGATGTTACTGAAAGCGTTGAAAGACCGAGCAAAGGAACAGAGCGATGCCTACAGAGCTAAAAGGCGCTAGTGCGCTTCGTAAGGCTCTGAAACAATTCTCGCCTGATTTAGATAAAGAAACTCGTGACGAGATGGTTGGATTCCTAAAGCCATTGGTCAAAAAAGCTAGGGGCTTTATGCCTGCGAATTCTGCCTTACCTTCGGGCTGGGTAGGCACTAGCGAGCCGGGTCGATTTCCTAAATATGACGCTAGCATCGCCCGTCGAGGCGTTGGCTATAAATTGACACCTACTAAACCCAATCGTCAGGGTTGGATTCAAACAGTCTCGATCCACAATAAGACCGCTGGCGGAGTCATTTATGAGTGGGCTGGACGCAAGTCTAGTAGCAAGTTCGTGTCTAATCTGCCCGGCACAATGACAGGCTCAGGCAAAATGCAAGGCCGAGCAATGTTTAAGGCCTACAAAGAAGATGAAGGCAAGGCCAAAGTCGGAGTCATTAGAGCTCTAGAAAAAGCCGCTGCAAAGTTTAACGCGAAAGGCAATATCTAAATGGCTGAATTACGCATCCCGATTATTGGTGAGTTCAAGGGTAAGAAAGCCTTCGATCAAGCTGGCAAGGCTACGACCGCACTAGACCGAGGCGTCAAAAGATTAGGCTCAAGTCTACTCGCGGCCTTTAGCGTGCAAAAGATTACTCAATTTGGCAAGGCCGCCGCTAAGGCATTTATCGAAGATGAAAAGGCCGCAAGTCGTTTAGCTCAGTCAGTTAAAAATTTAGGCCTAGCCTTTGAGATTCCTAATCTTGAAACATTTATCAGTCAGATGGCTAATGCCTCAGGCGTTACAGATGATCAACTTCGTCCATCTTTACAGCGTCTATTGCAGACAACTGGATCAGTAACTAAGTCCACAGAATTACTCACGCAAGCCCTAGACATCTCTCGCGGCTCAGGCGTCGATTATGAGACTGTAGTCAATGACCTAACCATGGCCTACGTCGGTCAGACTCGTGGGCTTCGCAAGTATTCTCTAGGCCTGTCTCAAGCCGAGCTTAAAACAATGAGCTTTGCAGATGTTCAGGAAAAACTTACAAAACAATTCTCGGGTGCGAATGCTCAATATTTAACTACTTATGCTGGCAAGATGGGCATCTTATCTAACGCCGCTAGTGAAGCTACGGAAAACATCGGCAAAGGTCTAGTAGAAAGTCTTTCTCTACTCGGTGGAGACGGCAATACTATCCAACCTTTAGCAGATTCTATGTTGGAGTTTTCAACAGAGATTTCAAATGCTATTACTGGTATCGCTGTTTTAATTAACAAGATTAAAGCAATTCCCGGAATTGATTTTTTTGCTCGCAATCAAGGCACGCTTCAGGATTATGGTCCGGGGCAATTAGGAATTCTTAAAAAAGCCTTTAAGGCTCTTTCTGATTTAGGTAAAGAAGCTGCGCCAGGCATGGGTGGCTATCCTAGTTCTGCCCTTGGGCCGGGTTATGTAGATCCAAATGACGCAGCTCGCAAGAGGGCAGAAGCGGCTGCCGTCAAGCGTGCTAAAGAATTAGCAGCATTGCAAAAGAAAACTCTCGACACACAGAAGAAGCAGAATGCTTTGGCTAGGGCTTCAAAGACTCTTAACCTAGAAGCAATCGGTATTGAGGCAGCGCTTAAAGGTCAGATCAGCGAGACAGACCGCCTATCTTTGCTATTACAGAAAGCCATTTTGGCAGACAATACAAGCCTAGCCACTCAGTTATCTGATCAACTAGAAGCTGCAATTAAGCGCCAAAATGATATTCGTAACTTGTTACTGACAACTCCTGAAGCGCCAAACCCTTATCGTAATTGGACACTACCTCAGGACTTGCTTAACTACACAGCCTCATCGCTCGGAGTATCTGTAGCACAATTACAGACCGCGCCCGTAGCGCCATCTTCTAGCTTCTCTGATGCTCAAATGGAATTGATGGCGGCAGTCAATTCATTCCAGAGAGCAGATCAGCAAGCAATTAAGGTTGATGTCTATCTAGACGGCGGAGTGGTAACTGGTGCGATTACGGAGACTCAAGTCAATCAATCCCTTTCAGGTACCTTCAGCGACGTGAGCCGATACAACGGCCGTGGAGCTCCGTCAATCAAATGACCCTACCTGCAACCATTTCTGTTTCGTTCGACTTTAGCCAAGGCGCTACATTTGGTCTAGGTTTTGTTATAGGCGATCCAACCTTCGGCGTCATTGGTACGAGCAGATTCGGCGATTCCCCTGTAAACACACCTACAGTCGATCTCAGCGATTTGACTCGATCCATCAAGATTGCTCGTGGCCGTAACGTCATGCGCGATACTTATGAGGCAGGCACTTGCACAGTTAGAGTCATCGATCAGGATGGCGCATTTAACCCTCAGAATACAGCTTCACCTTATTTTGGCTTTTTGACTCCATTACGCAAGATTCGTGTCGCGGCAACTACTTCGACGGCTCAGCACTTTCTTTTCTCAGGTTATGTTGATTCATACAAATACACCTACCCGACAGGTCAAGAATTAGGGTATGTCGATATTCATTGTTATGACGCCTTTAGACTCTTTCAAATGGCTAACGTTTCAACTGTGACTGGCGCCACAGCGGGTCAAACTACTGGCACGCGTATTACAAAGATTCTCGATCAGGTAGATTATCCACTATCGATGCGAGTTATCGACACGGGATCGACGACAGTTCAAGCTGATCCTGCTACAGCTCGAACAGCATTAGGCGCCCTTAAAGCGGCAGAGTTCGCCGAGCAAGGTGCATTCTTCATTGATACCGAAGGCATTGCAGAATTTAAGGATCGCGCCGATGTAGTCTCATCTTTAGCACCGGCACCGATTGAATTCAATCAGACTACTGGGATTCCTTACTCGAACCTGCAATATGCTTTCGATGACAAGCTCATCATCAATCAGGCCAGCATGACACGCATCGGCGGCACAGCACAGACGGCAGTCAATGTTGATTCTTCGGCCAAGTACTTCCCTCATGGCACTACTCTAACGGAAATGATCCCTGAGACAGATGCTCAAGTCTTAGACATTGCCAAGATTTATGTGGCAACTAGAGCCGAGACAACGATCCGAATCGATGCCATGACAGTCGATCTACTGGACACGGCAGTACCAACAGACACAATGATCGGCCTTGATTACTTTGACAATGTCAAGATAACTAACGTCCAGCCTGATGGCTCGACAATCGTCAAGACCTTGCAGGTTCAGGGTCTAGCATGGGACATCACCCCAAATTCAATGAAGTGTACAGTT